CTAGATGATTGAATACTGTCCTTTTGAACTACCACTCGTTACATCTGCTTTAGCATTCTGTGTGATTTCATCATACACAGCATTGGCAATCGCCTCAGCCATCTTGCCTGCCATTGCGAATTCACCAGTAAGGACAAAGCCTTGTGCTTGCAATTCATTTTCTAACTTTAGTTTGAGTGACTCTTTACCCATTGCCATGTTACTTACCTGCCTTAACTGTTTTAGATACATCCACATGATTCTTACCAGAAAACGGGCAAATCGTTTGCCCAGTGCAAACACCCGTGCCGCCGTTCATGGTGATGAGATCAGCCTCTTCAATGATTTTCTTTGCGGACGTGGACTTTAGGTTTTTGACGACTTCCGTGTGGTTGTTGTTGATTTGAACAATCTGGTCTTCCAATACTTTCACTCGTTTGTTCAAGCATTCGATGATGTCGTCTTTGTCGGTCTTACGTTCAAAGTTGCCTTCTTTATCGACTAACTGATAAACACCTTGGCGTTGTTGGTATCGGCTTTCACCTTCTTTGATACCAGGTAACTTGAACCCAAGCGGAAGAACACAACGGATAAAAGGTTTGTCTGGCTGTCCGAACATAAAACCGATTTCTACGATGCTACCGATCGCAGGTGGTTCCAGCCTTCCTGCATACTCACCAACACCTGGTATCGGTAATGGCACAGCTTGGAGTGGTGCTTTGTTCTTGAACTCCACGCCCCTTTCATCTAACAACTGAACATCCACTGCGTAGTGAGGATAAAAGCGATCGGAGATGTCTCCCTCTTCTGGCAGCTCTGGTAATGCGACCACCTTTCCCCAGCGTGGCAAATGCCATCGTCCGGTTAGTTCTGGGAACAAACGAAAAATGATGCGCTGAATCGCTTTTACATCCATGTTAGTTTTACCTCTGTTCCTTGAAAATCAACGCCAACTAAACGGTGACCATTGACTATCGCACCGGGTCTTAGTTTTGGAATGGCAGGGACTTTCACTGATTTTGACGCTGTTCGGTTGGTCATTAAATTATCTGGGATGCTAACCGGCTTATCTGCCCAATATGAGTCTTTCCAACTTCCCACGTAAATCTGACCATTGCCTTGTTGCTGCCAAAACAGGTCATCTATACCGAATGCTTGGGCTAACTCATCCATGACACGGTAACCATTGCCGTCACTGTAAAAACAAGGGATTGACGTTTTGCTGTAGGCTGTTTCTGGTACCACAAACTGCAACCCCGTTTTGTTGGTCACATCACTGAGCAATTGCATCAATGTCGGGTGTCTCAGCGTGACATCGAGTGGCTTGAAAAGTAATGCCGCTAGTTCGCGGCAAAACAATTCTGACCATCCTTTTTCAGCAGGTTGAACTCTCTCAACATACCCTAGAAACACACGTGATATGCTATCACCCCAACCGATATCGACCGCAACAATAGTATTCACTTTCGGTGAACCTTCCACTTTGATGGAGCAACGAGCTGGCGTGTTCACATCAAAAAGAACACGGTGGTCTTTCGTCTTTACCTTTTGACTGCCGAGATAAGCACGACACGTGAACTTGTTGTTTATCATCATGAGTCACCTTTAAGCCAAAGCATCATCAATTGACTTGAGCACTTTCATTACACCTGTTAACTCAATGCTTGTGTCTGGTGGTACATCTTCACTCTGTCCAGCTTCAACCGGAGTGGTTACCCCTTGGACTTGCTGCTGTGTTGCAGGTTGGTCTTGTTGACGTTGTTCAACTCGTTCCGGTACCGAAAGATGTTCTACCAATTCAAACGCGACGCTCCATTGTCTTAGGCTTTCTTGTTCATCAGCTCGGATGGTGCCCTGAAACTTGACCTCACGAACTTTGAGCGTCGACGCGGTTTTGTTACTAATGCGGTAGATTTGGCGGGCGCTTTCTTGCTGCCCACCTGCCATATTGAAAAGGTTGCTCAGGATCTCTGGTTTACTGAAAGGGATGATGCCACTCACCGCTAACACTTTGCCCTTGTTACCTGTTTCCGCTTGGTCGGTTGCCGAGGACTGACCGGACATATCTTGTCCGGCGAGTTGTTGGCGAACGCTAATACGTAGGTTCGTGAGTGAGATTTGGATTCCGTTAAGGGTTAGCATAGTTTACGCTTCCGTGTTTGCTGTCATATTGCTATACCAACCATATTCGGTTTTTGTTAGCGTAATCATGCTTTCTCCAGACTCAGTTCCACCTTTAATCACCATTCTTGAAAGAACTTTGTTTCCTGAATCTGTAAACATATTTTTATTATCGAACATTATTCTATTATTCTGACCTGCACCCTGCTTTAGTCGTTCCAATTCGATATCTACGCTTCCACTTAATGATACAAGCGTAATTTGCTGACCGCTATACCCGTTCAGAATCTCTCCAATAAGAGAACCTTGCGAGCCAGAATTGAAATAAAATACTTCACCGAGGTTTGCGTCTATATTCGAAACTACTGAGCTAATTTCCAATTGTTTTTTAGCGTTAATGTTTTCAAAGTCTGCTAGTCTGTAAATAAAAACTTCGTTTGTTCTAGTCAGCATAACTTGTTCATTTTCGTGAACGTCATATCTTAAGTACTGATCTAAATTATCAACTAACTTCATTCCATGACATGGAACCATCTCCCCTTGCGCTCCTACTAACTTATTTAGCGTAAAACTGTTCAAATGAACTTTCCATTGTCTCCCGTCAAACAAACAAAGCATACAACCATTAGCCATAAGTAATAAGTCGCTATATCCAGCATACTCTTGGATGCTTGGAGATATCATTCCTAAATCAATTGGATTCGAAAAATCACTAGTAGAATCAAAGCACCTTAGATTCTTTCTACTTTCAAAATGACCATTTACACCAATTGGAGCAACAAATAATAATTTAAAACCATCAAAACCATCGTTATTACCAATAGTGAACCATGAAGACTTGCAATCACTGGTTTCAAAACTGCCTTTTAATACCCATTCTCCGTTTAATTCATCGTATAACTTATGAATGCTTGTTCTATACCCTAGGGAGTCGTTATCTTCCCAAGTTCTGGATATAGCAAAAACGTTACCATCAGGATATTTACCAAAACCTATTTCACCACCTGTTTTACTAGCATCCTCTTTTGTTATGGTTTCACCTAATAACCATCTTTCTCCAGACTGATATACATACGTTTCTACTACGTTAGTGTTTTTACTTTCTGTATAAGCGATAGGGATCATCATTTCCCCTCGCTTATTCATTGCAATTTTAGTTGGTGGTGTAAATATTAAATAAGCTTCGTCTGGCTTAACCATGGATGTAATATTCACAGGGTTTGACCATGTATCACCATTGTCATCTGAGAAAACAAATTCTACTTGTGATGATGTATCTTCATCTGTGCCTTGTTCAGAAAAACCCCATCCAACCTTACCCTTAAATGATGTATAAAAAACATACACCCTTTTTTGTAAATGATTGTAATAAATCACACTCTCAGCGCATTGGAATGGGGATGGTTTGTCAACTATTTTCTTTGTTAAAAACGATTGAGCGTTATCGTCCGAAATTTTTAAATGTATACCCATTTTGCAATCATGAATTTGCCCCGGATCAATATCAACCCCATACTTTGCGGTATATGCAACCAACACTCTTCCACTTGGTAGAACACATGCAGTTGGTGCATAAAAATACACTCTTCCATCACCACCTGAATAGCTTGCGTCTTCGTCTGTGGTAAGTTCTTTGATTAAATTATTATTGAAATACTGAGTACTTGATGGTTTAAAATTGTTAATTTGAGCTACACTTTTCGTTTCTTCAGTCGCTTTAATTAACCTTGAATAATTGCCGTTGATTTTTATGATTTTTTTATTTAGGTCATACATATCTACGACACCACCACGACTTGGAAAAACCTTGAATACTCGGCTTGATAGATCATGTTCTTTAAAGAACCTCACAGCTTCGCCAGTATTTAGCAAAGTACCAACTTCACAATTCTCTATCGTCAAACCTATCGTTTCTTGCTGTCGGTAGGAATCACCTTCATCAAACATGGCGATCATTTGGTTACTTGGGCGCAAATCACTAACAGAGCCATCAGCAAACACCTGCGCAATCTTACAAACGAAGTGCTTTACATCCTTACCCGTTGAAGAGTCGATGTAGTCGTCTTTTTCTTCTGCGGTCACCACAAAGTTGAATAGCGTCACTTGCTCACCTGTTGGTGTGCCTTCACGGTGCGCATCGATGTAAATAAACGATGGTTTGTTTGGTACCTGAACACTGCGGTCAAATTCCATAGCAACACGGTTACCAGAAACATAACCGGCACCTGCTTTGATGCTGTATGCGCTGCCTGATGGTGTGACCAAGAAACCGTCTTCGATAAACCAGTCTTTACCATTCTGGTCGATGATGGATTGCGCGACATCGCTGTCCATCTTCTTCATACGTTCTGTGGCGTTGTACTGCCAACTTGATGCATCCACGGTGATATTAGTGATCTCGGCAATGTCCTTGTATTCAAGAACAACCGAACGCACTAGTGTATTACCTGCGACACCTGGTTCATCTGCTGTCTTTGGTGTGAGTGCATGGTGGTCAATGGTCACCAACACGCCATATTCCGAGCAGTATGCACCTGTCCAGTTGAAATCGAACGGACCAACATCACTGGTCAACGTAGTGCTATAAATTACCGAGTCTGCAGAAAGGCGACCGCGCTGCTCTACTTGTTCTTGGTGAACAATATTGTCAGTTGGTACCACATCATCTGGTTGTGGGTACTCTGGACGATTCGGCACATTGGCGAAAATCATCTTGTCGATCACAAGTGCTTTTTCTTCTGCGTTGAGCTGTGCCAACAGTGCTTTACCTGCGGCGGTTAAAATTGACTTATCAGTGCTGTTTGCCATTTTAAAATTCCTTACCCTTTCACTGTGGCTTGGTAATATTCGCAATCAACGTTGAGCACATTTGGAAGCATGCCAACGTTTAGTCGAGTTTTGATGTGTGATGTTGAATACTGCGCTTCTACGTTCTTGCTTCGCGCTGCCAAAGGCATTTCTACATAACTGGTGTATTGATAACGACGGCAGGTTCTGCCGANNCTTGAGTTCTGGGAGACGTTCTGCTGTACTGTCTGATTACTGTATCTAGCAGCTTAGGAACGTTGGTTAAATCGCCGTCTCTGATTTTTAAGCTGATTACATCCCAAGGCACATTGACTAAACGTTCGTCTTGCCCAATATGCGGATAACCCAACTTGGCGAACATATCTTCCCAACCTGCAATCGAACCCGCATCACGTGCAAAGCCGTAGGCATGCGCCACGCGGATTCGAAATAACTCTTCCGGCTCTTGCCCTAGTCGTTCAATCTCACGCTGCCAAGCAAGGATATTCACTAGTGCCATTGGTGCAGTGAGTGGGTCATGCTGTTGCAATGGCATTTCGAATGCCGCCTTTACATGCCCCCAATAGTTGCGCATAGCTCGGGCGAACTTTGCCAGCTCGCCTCTACCCATCCAGTAACGCAGCTTTATCTCAGGAATGTTCAATCGACACCTCCAACGTATTAATGCGCGGCACGGTCAGATTGTTGATGATGTCAGCGTTATCAAATTCGAGTGATTCAATCTCTGAGAACTGGGCATGTAGCTCTTGTCCTAAGCGAGAGAAACTGAATCGAAGCACTGGATTGGTCACTGTTGGTGAGTAGTCCGTGTTTTGTCTGAATGCAGCACCGATGAATTGCTCCACCTTCACTCGTAACGCTTCGCGGTCTTCCATCGTCAAAGAACGCTGCGGCCAAACTCGGCAAGTAATATCGTGAGTGGTTTCTGGCATCGCTAGAACTTGCAGATCATCACCGTGACCGTGTTGCCCTTCAATGCGAATGTACTCATTCAAATCGGCAAGCATGTCGGATGAAGGCTCACCCGTATCGAGAAGAATTAACGCATTGGCAGTACCTGGTCCACGTGGGGCGTTATGCTCAAAATATACGTTGTCGTCATTGATGCCTGCGCGACTGGTAAGTAGCGAACGGTAAGCCGCGTCAATATGCCATCGGGCAACCGCGCTCCATTGGTTGCGAACACGTAAGCGAAGTTCATCATTGCTTTCTTTATCTGAACCCGCCTCGTTCAACCATTCTGCAGGGTTGGTCACCGCACCAATGCCCGGTATCGCCGTTGGCAAAATGTGGTAGTAACCTTCGCCTAGGTTGTAGCCTGCGCCTTCGTTTTCGGCTTCCACCTCTGCCATCACCATGGTTTCGTTTTCTGGCATCGTGGTATCAGCAATCACTTTCACACGGTAGATGGTGCCGTTAATTGGTTCTGTCTGAATCCAAGTATCTTTAGGGATAACCAGAGCAGGACCTTTCGATGCCGAACGCTGAAACGCGATCATACCTTTGGCTTTTGTCGCACCTTTGCGAGTGAGTTTGCACTGCCATGCCAACAGGTCTAGCCATTGGTCAACCGCCGTTGCAACAAACATGTTTGGTAGAACATAGCCAACCAACAAAGTGTTAATTAGCCATAAAGTCACACTAACCACTGTTGACTCTATGAGACGCCAAAAAGGAGAAAACGGCGAGTCGTTAGAAATGATGCACTCTTCTTTGTTCATCTCTTCCTTTAGCACTTTCTTCCAGCCGTCTTTATCAGTTGGAATACCGGATTGCTTCACCAGTTCGGAATAATCTGGTTTTGGAATATCAGTCATTAACGCTCTCCGTTGTTCACTATTTCAAATTGCATGTCACCAAAATCAATGGTGGTTGCGAACACGTAAATCATGCCTTCGGTTGGTTCTTCCAAACGCACGGTACCTGGTACCAGTCGAACGTCCTCTTCAACGAGCAATTCCAACTTGGTGCGAATATCTGCTTTCTTTGATGGGCTTCGCTCAGCGATTAAATCCACCGCTAAGTTGCTCTCAATGATGGCGTGTTTGATGTCTTGAGCGATCACTGCTCGGTCTTGAATCAAAATAGGGTTTCGACCTGCATCGAGCACCACGTCACCGTTCTCAATCAAAATATCTTGGTACTTGCATTCCGCCATTAGCCTGCCGCCATCTCTAATTCAGTCGCCATGTCTTGTGGGCTACTCATGTAAGTTGGATAAATCGACACACCGCCGTAGTTGGTTGAGCTCGTTTGGTAATTGGCGATGTTCTTCGCCGCGCCACCTGGTTGAACTTGTGCATAAGGTGTCGCGCTTTGGACGGACTTAGATTTCACTTGAACAGATTCATCATCACCGCCGAAACCTGGTAGCCAATCAACGAGCCCTTTCAGGCTTTCCCAAATACCCGCTAACTTCTGAGTGAACCAACTAAAGACGCTTCCAAAAATGTTTCGCATCGACTCGGCCATTTCTCCTATGAAGGCAAAGCCACTGGTATCGGTAAAGCCACTCATCACCCATTGCCAGCCTGCTTTGATGAACTCAAACATGGCTCTAAATGGCATCATGATTAATGTGAGTGCACCTTCTAGTATTTGGAACCACGTTGTGTCACCAAACGAGGCTTTGAGATCATCCCAGTAGTAAATCAGTGCTCCGACTGCCACCACTGCTGCGGCAACACCTGTTGCAATCAGAAAAATAGGGTTAGTAAGAAGTGCAGCCGTAAATTTCAAGGCGCTCATTGTTCCTGTCATAAATGCTCGACCTAACCAAGTAAGCGCGGTTGTGGCTGTACCATAAATAGCGGCAGACGCACTAATCGCACTATTGAGCAGCCACTGACCTGCAGCAACTAACTTAGTTTTAACGCCATAGACATTCATCATGATATTGAGTGCCAAAAGCTGCGCACGAGCGAACTGAGTTACAATTGAATAGGCTTTTTGAGCTAACGTGATCCCATTCATCATAAGCATGTAAGTTGCCATTGCTTGTTTACCCACACCCATCATCAAGGTAAATGCGCCGCCTGCTGCTGCAGCGCCTAAAATCGCCATGGCAGCAAAGCCAATGTATTTGGTCAGGTTCGGGAACATCTCTGTCCATTCGATGATTTCCATCGCGCCATCAGCCAAGCTCGACACCACTGGCAAGAGAGAAGGCAACAACGCCGCACCAAAAGCAGTTCGAACGGCAAATACACCTTGTTCGAGTCTTTCCCATTGGTCGGTCATGCTGTGGGCCATCTTAATGGCCGTGTTTAGATTGCTGGCATCATTTAGCTCTTTAACGCTCGATTGAAGATCACCCGTCTTTCCGATCAAGTCAGTGATAAGCAATACAGCCTCATCAGAGCCGAAAGCTTGTTTTATCTGGTCGATTTCAAGGGAATCTAGATCACCAAACTGGTTGCGCAGTTTCGACATTATGTCGAACATTGGCAGCATCTTTCCGTTGCTGTCGGTAAACGCCATGCCTAACTTGTCTTGCGCTTTGACCACGCCGTTCATAAAGGCTTTGTAACGAGTACCTGCTTCACTACCAGACATAGAGCCTTGCAACAGGCCAAGAACGGCCATTTGCTCTTGAATGGCTACGCCGTGAGTTTTACCCAATGCGCCAACACCCTTGAACGCATCCGACATGCCTTGACCTGTCGTTTTGAACATCTCGACAGATTTGGCGGTCATGCCTGCGACTTGCTCGGCCCAGTTATCTTTACCAATCCGATCCGCTTGGTCTTTGAACACCGAATACATGGTGCCCATGTAGTTGGTAATGGTGGCGGTATCTGCTTTAGTTGCTGCCGCCAAAATCGCTGAGCTTCTAGTGACACCCGCCAGTTCATCACCTGTCATGCTGCCCATAGCAGATTTAATGTCGTAAGACGCCGCCACAAATTCAGTAGCCGACTTACCGTATTCAACCGAAAACTTCATTGCTGTTTGGGCAAGGGTTTTTAATTGGTCATCGGCAACGCCAAGTGATTTTACTTCACCTAATGCCCTGTCCATTTCAATCGCTGGCATCAAGGCTTGTTGCAATGCGAAACCAGCACCCACCATGCCTGCCGCACCTGCCACCATGGTATGAGTCCCTTGGCGATAGGTGTTGGTGACATCATTCAATTGACGTTGAATATTGCCCAGAGGTTTTGAAATCTGGTCAATCAATCCAACTTGAAATCTGAGTGCTTCTGGTAACATCAACAATTCTCTAATTGCTTGGTGGTTAACCGCTAAAGGCTTTGGCTACACCGCTAGCGGTGACAGCTTGCATGTTTTCCCAATGGTTCTTCTCTAACCAAATCGCATAAGCTAGGTTCTGATCAGTATCCGGCTCATTTGGTAGCCACTTTCGCCGCCACGCATACATTTTTTGCCTGTCGCTGCTCTCAATGGCAGCGACAAGCCCATCTATTTTTTTACCGAGATGGAAAGCTTAGGTGCGTACTCTTTAAGAACCGCGCCATAAATCTGCGTTGCCGCACCTGGGTTCTGCAGAGTCAGTTCACGCAGCGCATCTTTTGAGCCTTCGCTAACACAGCTCATTAAGAAGTTGTGGGCCGCGCTACTCGCATCACCTTGTAAGATGGTGTTTTGCGCTTCGTCGTACTCGGCTGGCGTTGGGTTGAACTCAAGGTCTGTTGTACCAACGGTTAAAACAATGGCTTTACTCATGCTGCTTCTCGCTCTTTATCTAACTTGTTTTCCAAACGGTCGAACCGTCCATTAATTGAATCTTTCAAATCGTCTACGGCTTCCCGTAGTTCATGCTTGGTGGCGTACTTTTCAGCAACATCCGCACGTTGGTTGGCTATCGCCAGCTCGTTTTTGTGAGTCCGCTGTTCGAGATCTCTGGTTGTTGCTGCGGATTTCTCGGCGCGGGTGTACACAAAACCGATCAGCGTTAATAGGAAGCCGCCCAATCCCAACAACACGCGCCAATCCTCCATTTAGCCTCCTTGCAAATTCAGTTTTTTACTTTTATCCGCACTGCCTTTGCTGCTACCCAACCAAAAAGCTACCCCTGTGCCAAACGCACCTAGCACGGTACCGGAAATCATGATCAGCACTTGGGCATACTCTTGCGATGGTTCACCGAAGAACAAAGCGGCAAACATTCCTGTGACCATTGCGCAAAGCAACAAAGCTAGAAGACTTGGCATCCAATGATCTTTGTGCTGCTCACGAGCATGCTGCGTATCTGCTAGATTGGCTCGTTTGGCTTCCAAAGCTAAGCGACCTTCTTCAATGGAGAGACGCTTAAGCTCTTGCTCGTGCTCTTTCTCCAATTGACGTAATTTGAACAATGCTTCAGTGTCATTGACCAACGCCTGCTCAATAGCTTCGGGCGTATTTTCAACACCAAGGGCATTAGCAACTAATCCACCTACCGCACCCCCTGCTGGGCCACCAATTAAGGTGCCAACTAGTGGTGCAGCCGAACCAATGAGTGATTTCACTTTTTCCCACATGTTAATCAGTCCTTTAGAATTGTTAGGCTTGCTGGCTCTCCGCCAAGCTCTGCCATCAGGTTGTTAAATGCAGCGGTTGAGTTCATCACTGCCCATTCACCACCCACAAAACCAAAATCCACACCAGGCGCCAAACAACCTTGAAGATGCTTAGGAGAATTCGCTTTGTGAACCAAAATATGAGTTCGTAGGCTTGGCCCTTGTCGAGTCACACCAAGGTCTTTGCTTTCCAGTGCATAGCACTCACCAAACTTTGGCGATTTATGAGGAAAAAGCGTGTAGCTACCTTCTGGAATACATGACTTAGATGGTGCGTTGTTCTGCCAAGGTCGCTCAACAACACAACAAACCTGGCTACCATCGGCACGGTGTAAAGTTGAATAGGTACCGTGGGGAAAGTAACGGCGCTTTAAAACAAAATGCTTCATCGCTTAAATCTCTCTATGTTGCTTTGACACTGGGTGCAGTATTTACACCCTGGTACTTTTTGGCGGCGTTCTTCGGGTATTTGGTCGCCACATTCGCCGCATTCCTGTGCGCTTTCCCGTTGTTCCATTTGCTTAGCCCTTGCCAGTTGGTTGGCAATCGCCACTTCTGTGAATTGGGTTTCAAGGCCGCTGGCATGGTCGATAACATCAGACATTACGCCCCCTGTTTATTGAGCTAAAAGCTACTGAACCAAATCTTCGGTTTCATCAGGGCGCAGGTATGGAACGCCGTTGATTTTCACAAAGTCAGGGCTAGTTACTTCGAACGGCAGTTTGTGAACCAATGCACTGCCACCATTTGAATCGGCATCGAGAAGATCAGAGATTTTGATACGACAACCGAAGGCTTCAATTTTCAGCTCGTCTTTATCAATCTTGCCGTAGAACAGCGCGTCAAAATCAGGCATTCCACGCCAAGAGCCGGCTTGTTTTGCTGCCTTGCTCAACTGGTTGAATTGCTGCGTGGTAAGTTCCATTTCACCGCTTGCTTCTACATCGCCATCGACATAACCATCAGGCACACCAGAGGTTTTATTGACGGCAGAATTATCGGTAATGGATAGAGTGACTTTTTGCGCTTTGAGCTTGTAGTCACCCATTGAAAAATGCATGTTCTTGCCAGAAATACGCATGCTCATGGATTACGCCTCCGTATCTGCAGGGTTAGAGAGATCAAGCCCAATGTTGACAACAATGTGTTTCGGGCAGTTATGAGGGCGAACCATTAAGCCAATGTTTACTTTGGTTTTTGTCATCCACTGAATTGACACATCTTCATCACGTGGTGGCATGATTTCACCTGGGAACTGAATGCCGCCGATTTCAGTGGTCTTCGACATATCGCGCATGTCTTTACTGAAGTAAGTGCGGTTGAGCTCAATACTTGGTGGTGTTGAGTTAAGGATTCGGTCAGCAATACGACGAATCGCTTTAATACGAACGCGGCGGTTTAGCTTGTGAACTGGGCGAATGTATTCAAGGAATTGATAGTCGCCGCCTTTCGCTTCGAGCGTAGAGCCATCTGTCCAGTAGATGCCTTCCATATCCGCATACCATTGCGGCAGTGAATAACGCGCCTCGGCTAACGCTGCGATGGTGCTCATTTCTAATGGTTTACCCGCGCTATCAACAGGCATTTCACCAAGACCAAGCAAACTGCCTGTTGCAACGCGCATAGGGCTATCGGCTACAGTGACAGCGCGATCACATAAGCGACCACCAAGCACACCCACGTTATTGCCATTGAGTTGCGGCACTGGTGTAACCATATTTGCGGCAACATCTTTGACTAGGGTTAGCATGGCCGTTTCATAGTCTGACCAAGTTTGGGTATCTGCATCAATACCAGGACAGGCAGCAAGGAAGAACACCCAACGACCAAGTTTGCTCGTTAGCTCTGTTGCCTTGTCTTGCATCGCGGTGAAGTCGGCTTTATCTGTCACAACATCGACAATACAAACACCTTCAAAAGAGTCGGTACGGTTGGCAATGTCTACCGCTTCTTGCCAAGTAGCATCAGCCGCTAAACCAAAGATGGCACCCGTCCAGTTTTGTTTGCCATTGAGCTGCGCGGCTTTGACGTTTGCGCCTAGCGCATCATCGGCCACCACATCATCAAGATTGGTCATGTTGTTTACGCGCGTGACTTTGCCTTGCAGTTCGGCTTTGTCGGTGCGCCCGATGTAGATCAGGTGGCGTTCAATTTCTGGAATCCCGCCTTGCCCTAAATTGAGGTTGTTTACCTCTACCTTTCCGGTTGCCATTGGTTATTTCCTTCTTTTCATATGCTGGGCTTTTACTTTCCAACCGTAATTAATGCCCTGGAAGGCTCTTTCCCAAGCTTTTCTGTATCTTGTTTCCGACGCACCTAAGAACTCTCTTGCTGGTAGCTTAATTTCCCAACTGTTTTTACTTGTACCAAGTTGTCCTGACTTTCTCAGTGCGTGGAACGCGTACTGGACCTCTTTTGCTGAGAGGTTTTGCATCATCCACTTAACGGTTGGAACACGCATTTTCCCTTTGGCTGCTTTGGGGTTCATGCGGCTAGCATGAACTTTGAACCCAAAGGCCTTGAGCATCTTGGCTTCCTTTCTTGAGCAACCAGCGCTCTTGCTCCGACGAATGTGCAATCGGGACCTTTTATCTACTTTGCGCTTGTGTCCGTCGTTATGAACGCGGGCAACCACACCACCGTGACTTCGGTAATAATTACCTCTGGCAAAAGCAACAATGGCCCTGTTTTCGTCAGATTCATTGCTCACCACAACCAGATGCTTTAGGCCACGAAGCATTTTTCCTTTGCCACGCTTTCTTGGTGCCCAAGGGCGACCTTCCGGTGTTTTCTGCTGAGTAATGTTCCTCTTCGAATCCTGTCGGATACTAGCGGCGACTCGGTACAACAAACGCTTTCGCTTTTGGCGAGGCAAAGCGAGCAGATCTACCGCCTTCATAAGCTTCTTAGCTGAGGACTGCTCTACCTTTACTTCCATTAATATTCTTCCGTATCCGAACCCTGAACTGACACTGTTTCTGCTACCCAGATTTCATAAGGTGCCAGCTTGAAGCGTTTACCGTTCCACAGGATGGGGCCTTGGTCATCTTCAACAACTTTCAACGGCTCGATAAAATCCAGCTCCATTGTCATAATCACCGTATCGTCTGATTCTGGCTCAATATCAAAGCTTGGGTCGTCAAGCTCGTATTCATCCCGTCTGTGGTCGTTGTCCATTAACCAAGCCATCACACCCGCAATCACTATTGCTGGGTCAATCTTCTTGAATGGGAAGCGCTCAAAGCTGAACTCCGCTGAGTACTCAATAAATCCGATATCAAAACCCAATCCTTGGTTGATTGGCGTCATGTGTGCCTGCAAGTCTTCCATCCACACTTCCATATGACTGTGAACGTTTTTTGGCAGCATACTTTTTATGTGCTGGGTGAGCCCCTGCATCATGAATCCTGCTTGTGCTTGGCTTAGCAGCTCACTCATAAAAGCTCTACTCCTACTCGTCCTTTGCCTTTAATCGCACGAACGTGCTGCTGGCTTTCTGCCAACAAACTGTCTTTGGTATCAGGCTCGCTTTCTGCTACTCGATCACCGGCACCTTTTGTTTGTTGCGTGGCGTACTCTGGCAACAAGTCGGCTTTGGCTCGGGCGTACACAGCCTTTTCATACAAAATGACCAGTAGATTTTTATCATCAATACTCGGTTGGCCCGTGACATCAGAAGCTTTATCAAAACCACTTGCTCGGTAGCTTTCTTTGGTCGAACTCAGCTCAATGTTTAGTTGTGCAATAGCTGCCGCTACAGCATAGGCGATGGCATCTTTATCCATGTGGGCGGGAACACCACGGCGCTTTTCAAAGTCACCCGCATTGATATCCGGCCAAAAACCATCGTTAGTAATTTTTGTATCTTGATAATCTGAGCCTACTGAACCACTAAACATCACGATTCCTTCTTTGAATAAGTGCGCCTCTAGCCACTGGGTCGACGGTATCGAGTTAGCCTATTGGCTTCTCTTACCTCACCAGCCGAGGGTATTGTTATGNNATAGAACGCGGTGGCGTAGGAGTCTTTAAAGATTCTTGCCGTCTTTAATGGCACGAATACGCTGTTCAATTTTCTTGATTTGGGTGCCCACACCCACTTTGCAGTGCTTATTGTGAGCGTGTTGAAGTAGGGCCAATGCCTTTTCCAACGTTTCCAAATTGCCGATCGCTGTCGCTTGCGGTTGGCCTTCTTCATTTCGAATCAGGTATAAACCCGCGAACTTGTACCACTTGGCGTGAACCTTCTCGTGTAAGCGCCAATCTTTCTCGACCTTCTCAAATACTTGGGAGAAGTAAGGTTCAATTGAATTACCACGTTCCGATTCGCTTTCGGCCCACTCCAAGACCTGATCAGCACAGAATGTCGGCCAATCTCGGCGGAAGTTCTCTGGTGTTGGCAAGTCTCGTTCGATTGCCTTCATGCACCAATCAATGGCGGTATCCAGTTCTTTAATATCGAATAGCCAGATCACCAAGTTGGTAAAGATTGGGTTTTCGAACTGTTCACCGCTTTCTAAGTAGCTTTGAACATACGGCTTGTATTTCGGGACTAAGACATTGCGCTTATGCTCGACACGATCAGCAATCGCATTGAAAGAGCGCAAATGCTTGCGGTCTTCTTCGAAGTCAATCAGCTTGATGTGCAAACTATCGGTGTCAGCCGCAGGGCTAACATTAAAAGCTTTCTGCTCTCTTGCCGCTTTCTTCGCAAGGTTGTCTCTCATGCCAGGAGATAAGCGCATAGTCATTTACCCTTATGTTGCAGGTTTCGCACCGAAGTGCACTTTCGCTTCATTGAAGCTTGCGTAACCTTCATGATCACCCACTGCATAACCTTCATTACGTAGGTATGAGTTTTCATGCTGTTTGCGGTCTTCTACGTGCTCAGACTTGCGGTGACGCGTGTTTTTCTGCGTGTAGACATGCAAGTTTTTCAGCGTGGTGACTGTCATTCGCATACCAGGGAAGAACGGTGGCGACATTGCACGACGACCAGCAATAGAGTTTGGCAATTGTTGCGCTGCTTTCTTCTCTGTTGGCGTAGTTGCTGCGTCATATAAACGCGCCTGTTCGAATGAAAGAAGATCAGCACCAACCAACACAATTAGATTCGGGTCGCTTCGTAACGCAGGATGAATCTTGGTGTTAATTAGGTCAGATGCCATTGCATCTAAGTTGGTGTAATCACCACCACCGTCAGGATCTAGATAAACATCTACATCAATGATTTGGTCTGGTGACTTTTCTTTAACTAGCTGCTGCCAGCCTTTGTTAACATCTTCACCATTTGGGTTATTCACCGGATCAGTTGTTTCAGCTACCGAAGTACCGTTGAAGCCAACACGAATAATGTCTTGCGCGAAATTCAGCGTGGCATTTTCGTTTAGGCGCTTCATGAATTCGCCTGGCTTGCCGGAGTTCGCCCAAACGCTCAACAAATCCCACGTAACAACAGCACAAGAGTCGGTTTCGACTAGGGTGTAGGTATTGCCATCAACACCACTTGATGTGGTATGACGACCGCCTTTTTTACGGCCTGTATGTAGCTTGTTGGTACCAACATCAACAACTTGGCCTGAAATTTGGTCTACATCTTCAACCGTGATCAGCTTGAGGAAATCAACTGATTCCATCAGCTTGTTTTTTAGCGCCGTTTCAACTGGGCCCGAAATAGCGAATTGCTTACTCACATCAGGGCGAGAAAATACTTCACACTGTTTTGCGCAGTATTCTTCCAGTAATGCACGAGCGGTTTGAGTTAATTGCATTTACTATTGCTCCTTACAAAAAGTGGCTTGTGTCTTCCGCCGCACCTTCGCCTTGAGGCTCTTGACCAGGTACTTCTTTCGAAAGGGCGTTGAACTTAGTTTCAAGGCCAGAAACTTTTTCCATCAGTGGCTCAAGAGCCGAATTTACCGCAGCAGAGAACTGCTCGACTGTTGCACCTTCCGGTTTTTGTTCCGGTTCTGGTGTTTCTGGGATTTGCTGACCAAACTCTTGTTTGAGTTCATTTTTCAGCTCAGTTTTTAAATCTTCTTTAAGCACACCAAATTGCTCTTTTAGTGCTGCTTTTAATTGTTCTTCGGTCACTTCCGTTTCCTCTGGTTCTGGCTGTTCAGTTGGTGTTTCTGGCAGTTCCCCACCAGATTGGAAATAGCTTGCGATGGTCGCAAATGCTTGCGCTAACGGATTGACAGAGTAAAACTCGCTAAGGTCTATTTGCTCCAATGAATCGGTTTCAATCTCTTGAGTTTCACCCGCTTGGCGAGAGAACTTGAGGCGAGTCGTGCCCGTTGAGGCTGGGGAGTCAGTCACAGCTAGGCCAATCAGGTAAGCTCGCCCCGTTCCTTGGAAATCTGGGTGCATCTCGATAGAGGTATAGAGCTTCTGACCTTTTTTGTTAGCGGAGAGTAAGAGATCATTGGGCGTAATCTTGGCAAGTAATCGCAACTTACCTGCACGTTTTTCGGCTTTAACTTCCGGCACTTCACCCCAGTTATTACCTTCGAATACGTTCCAATGAGAGCGAGAGTGTTCAGGCCAAATTAATGCGGCATAAAGTGCAGGCGAATACGACTCACCCATCTCTTTAATTTGTGCTGCGCTAATCTGACGACCGTCTACGGTAGCGCCTTCAGTTGCAACAATATTCCAATCACTGGTTTTGCTCATGTTTGTCGTTTGCCTGGTTAATTACGTCAAATGAATCTTGGTCACGGCAAACAATACGCCTTTGACTGACTGCTTTCAGCCACTTCAATTCCTAGAAATTCGGATTTTGCCTAAATCCGAATTAATCCGAATTTTGCTTAGTCATTTGCGAGTTTTCGGGGCGTATGATGCAGCTATGGCATATTCAGATGAAATAAAAGAGGCCGCGAAAAAGCTTTATTTACGCGGGGTACCTCCAAAGGAAATAGCGGCGCAACTTAACTTAAATAGCGACCGCATCATTTATACCTGGGCGGAGAAATTCGGCTGGGCTTTGTTGTTAAATGAGCTTTCTGTTGAGGAGATGATTAACCGCCGTTTGGCCGTGTTAATTGATAAGGACGAGAAAACCGATCAGCAACTTAAAGAGATGGATAAGCTTATAGACCATCACGTTAAGTTGCTAAAAGCTCATGCCGATGCAAAAGCCAAAGCTGAACGTATGCTTTCGCAAGGCAGCTCGAAGTCGAATGCTTCCGAGCCGTCTAATCAAAGCCGTGGTGGTAGTGGCAACAGCAAGAAAAAAGGCAAAAACAACATCGAGCACCTTTGTGAAGGTGACTTTGTCGATTGGCATGAATCGCTGTTCGAATATCAGCATGTCATGCGTAACAACATTAAGCAGCGTATTCGCAACATCCTAAAATCACGCCAGATTGGGGCGACTTACTATTTCAGTGGTGAAGCGTTAGAAGACGCAATTCTAACGGGCGATAACCAAATATTCCTTTCAGCTTCTCGCGCTCAAGCCGAGGTTTTCCGCAGCTACATTATTGCCATTGGTAAAGAGTTCTTAGACATCGAGTTAACCGGCAACCCGATCATTCTTTCTAACGGTGCCGAACTTCGCTTTTTATCAACCAACAGCAAAACAGCCCAGAGTTACCACGGCCATGTTTATGTCGATGAATATTTCTGGATACCCAAGTTTGACGAGCTAAACAAACTTGCTTCGGCTATGGCTACGCATAAGAAGTGGCGCAAAACTTACTTTTCTACGCCATCATCGAAGATGCACCAGGCTTACCCATTTTGGACAGGCGACCAATGGCGCAAAGGCAAAGATTCTCGCGCAAAGATTGAGTTCCCTACCTTTGAAGAATATCGCGACGGTGGCCGACTCTGCGACGATAAACAGTGGCGTTATGTTGTCACCATTGAAGATGCGGCCAACGGTGGTTGTGACCTATTCGACATTGACGAACTACGCGAAGAGTACAGCCAAGACGATTTTGAAAACCTGTTCATGTGCGTGTTTGTTGATGGGGCTCTGTCTGTATTCAAGTTTTCAGACCTTGAAAAAGGCATGGTGGATGCCGCCCACTGGCAAGACTTCAAGCCAAACAACAAACGACCTTTTGCCCATCGAGAAGTTTGGTTGGGTTACGACCCAAGCCGAACCCGAGATAACGCCTGCTTGGTGGTTGTGGCTCCGCCTGTCGTCGCGGGTGAACGGTTCCGCGTACTAGAAAAGCACTATTGGAAAGGGCTCAACTTCCAATATCACGTTTCGGAAATCGAAAAAGTCTTTAAGCGCTACAAGGTGACTTACATCGGAGTAGATACCACGGGCATTGGCGGTGGTGTTTGGGATTTGATTTCGAAGAAATACCCGCGTGAGGCTCACGCAATCCACTACAGCAACGAACAAAAAAACCGCCTAGTGATGAAGATGATCGACATCGTAGAAGCCAAACGACTTCAATTTGATGCCGAACACAAAGACATTGCTATGGCGTTTATGGCGATCAAGCGAGTACCAACGGCAAGCGGTAACGCCATGACATTCAAAGCAGAGCGCAGCCAAACCACAGGCCACGCCGATGCATTCTGGGCTATCTCTCACGCCATTATTAATGAGCCGTTAGACCACTCAACACCAACTAAATCAACTTGGGCAACCGCAGCATGACCGAGCAAACAGAAACTTTAGTCAAACAAGAAGAACAAGCACCAGAGTCTGTCTACCACATCGACTCAGCACCGGAGGCCATCGACTCTAATAGTTGGATGACTTCGTACTCAGATTTGTTTTACAACGACACCGACAACTATTGGGAACCGCCAATTTCACGCACTGGATTGGCCGACATTGCCAGAGCCAATGCTTATCACGGCTCTTTGTTGATTGCTCGGGCCAACTATGTCGCAGGACGATTTCAACAAGGTGGTTCGACTCGCCGCAGACACATTCAAGCCTTTTGCCGCGATTACTTCACCTTTGGTGATGCCGCTTTCTTAAAAATCCGTGATGGTTTCAAACGTGTGGTGCGCTTACATCCGTTACCGGGCATGTACTTACGCAAACGCAAAAACGGCAACTTCGTTGTTCTTGAACGAGACAACCAACAGCGAGAATACCGCAAAGAAGATGTAATCTTCTTGCCTCAGTACGACCCGCAACAGCAAATTTATGGTTTGGCTGATTACTTGGGCAGTATTCAAAGCAGCTTACTAAACAAAGATGCCACGCTATTTCGCCGCCGCTATTACAAGAACGGTGCGCACATGGGCTTTATCTTTTACGCGACTGACCCTAGCTTGAGCGAAGAAGACGAAGAGATGATGAAGAAAACCATTGCCAGTTCAAAAGGCGTGGGCAACTTCCGCAGCATGTTTGTGAACATCCCGAACGGGAAAGAGAAAGGGATTCAGTTAATTCCTGTAGGTGACATTGCCACCAAGGATGAATTTGAGCGAATCAAGAACATCACCGCACAAGACATTCTTGTGGGCCATCGCTTCCCAGTAGGCAAAGCAGGAATTATCCCGCAGGGTACCACCAGTTTAGGCGACCCGATCAAGATTGGCAGCGAATACGCCAAAGATGAGATTATTCCAGTATGTGAACTGATTATGGATGAAGTGAACAGCGACCCAGAGATCCCCAAACGGCTCCATTTGAAGTTTGATACCGATACGGTAACAACAGCATAGGACTGTACAAAAACACAGCCATTGACGTAATATTACGCTGTCAGTCAGTTAAGTTAGGTCAATGTATGCGAGTTTATTGCAAGTGTGGTGAACGCGCGATTGTAAGTAGAAGCATCGCTAAAGATGCCAATTGCGCAGATTTATCTTGTTCCTGTTCAAACCCAGAGTGTGGACACACCTTTGTTAGTGCTATCGGATATAGACACTCTTTAAAGCCTTCAAAGCTTCATATAGGAATTGGCGCGGCTAGCAAACCTTCTATGTTTGGTAGCCGTGTTTTTTGTGGTTGTGGAGAACGGGCGGTAATCAAGAAAACTAACCGCCTATCCAACGATTGTGCAGACCTTTATTGCGAATGTAAAAACCCAGCATGTGAACATCAATTTGTTATGTCGTTATACTTTAGCCACACGCTGAGCCCATCATCAAAAACGACTAACGATTTGGCAGATTGCCTAATCAAGGTTTTATCTCCTGACAAGCGCGACCACTTGAAGCAACAACTTGCCTTGTTTTAGCACTTAACTCTTCCACTGGGGCAGCGATCAGCTGCCCTTTTTTATGTCCAAGAATCAGCGACAACAAAAACAGTCCGACTTCGTTGTTCTGATCGCAGTTGCCACATGTATCGTCTGCAAGCGCACACAAAACAAACTCCTCTGCTTTTTGATGTAGTTCAGACATTTAGCCTCCTAACTGACGATTTACTGTATATTAATACGATAGCCGGGCGCGTATATTAATACAGTAGTTTTTATCTAACAAATTTATTATTGATTTTTGTTGCCTATACTTAATCGGTGTGCCACACCTTTAGCAACGGCGGCATACTATATAGATTTCATAATAATTAAATTGATGTAGGCAGGTGTTTCATAAGTCCTAGCCACGGTTGGCATTTCCTTTGCGCTTTGACGCCATTTTTGGCGTGTGGAGATTAATAATGCCGAGAAAAAACAAGCCGATAGAGCCAATAGTTTTGTACTTAATTCAAGAACGACTGCGCAATCGAATGACGCAAAAGCAAATTGCCGACTTAGCAAACATCCCCCTACGAACCTACCAACGGATTGAGCAAGGTAAAAGTGAGGCTACCATCAGCCAAGTAAGACGGATCATTGAGGTGTTCGATATTACCTGGCTGGATGTTGCATGGGGTGAAACAGGCAGGCGCTACATTGATACCAATGATATTTCTGCATCGCTGAAACACTTACCCGCAAGCCTGAGACATCCACTGTTTGAAGTTATCAAAGCAATCATTGAAGAACTCGAGCAATGCTTAAAAGCCAACCACTGACGGTTGACCTTTTTATTAGCCTAGCGGCACTCGCAAAGTAACTTTCACAACATCCATGAACATCCATGCTAGCTGACCGCCAAACTCAAAAGCGAAGCCGATGAAGAACGCTATTAGCATGTATTGTTGAATTTGCTTATGTTCATCACTTCTCCTTACAAATCCGTTAGTTCTTGCTAGGTACGTTACGACTAAAGTGCTGACACTTACAGCTAGCAAAAACATAGCCACGATAACTGCGTCCTGCGAAGGGTTTTCTTTCAACAGTTCATTCAATAGTACCCAAGCACCTAAAGAACTGTAGAGTACTAGCATAGTTTGCGGAAATTTCTTAAGCATGACTTTACCCTACTGGAATCAAAAGGCTTTGCTTCATAACATCAACCAATATCCAAGCTAGTTGACCGCCCAACTCAAAAGCGAAGCCAATGAAGAATGCTAACAGCATATATTGTTGAATTCGTTTTTTCATTCAGCTATCCAGTTTGGTTAGTTGGACAGGAGCCTCTACCAATTCGAAGTGTTTAACTAGCTTATCGAGAACAGCTAAGCGCTCATCATGTTCACCATGGTCTAACACCATGTAAGCTTCCCAAAGCAACTCGTTTTGCTTCAATGCAAAGTTTGCCTGCTCTTTCATTGCAACAAATTCACTAGTTCCTTTTCCATGCCCTTTGTAACTCTTTAGTCTCATAAATTTCGCTCCTACGCTAACGGCCAGTCGTCTTCCCGTTCTGAGAAAAACGAAAGGTCAGGTTGTTTATATTCATCTGTTGCTTGCTCTGGCTGGGCAAATACCTTGTCCCAACTCTCAAATTCCATCCAATTCCTGTCTTCTGCAGGTGAACGGCTGACTTCGACTAGCTGCGCTGGGCGTTTGTTGCCGTGTTCGTCTACCTCCGCAGGCCGGATTTGAATACTGGTCGCCTCATCGACGCGAACTGAACTACCTCTTAGTAACGCGGCCAGTGCCGCATCATCCATGGTTGGCGAATCTTTCGCCTTAATCTGTCTAGGATTGAGTAAACGAGTTAGCTGATCGCAGACCTGTACTTTCTCGGGCTCCGTACAGTTATTGACAGAACTCCGAGAGGAGCCAGAGGCTCTTNNGCGGTCGCTTCGCTCCCAAGAGCGCACGCTTTAGCTTCATCGTTAACCTTTGATTTCTTCTGAATCGTCCAAACTTTGGTGCGAGTTTTGATGGTTTCTTCTGGTGTCGCGAAACCTTCGATTTTGCGAACGTCTTCCCCATGTGGTGAAGCAAACGGCAAAACCTCATAAGAGTTCACGATCAGCAAATCTTCACGCTTAACGAATGGGCCACCTTGCCCCATGATGTAACCTTGCCAGTTACCATGGTCGGCAGCTTTTAAAGTGTCTGTGATGCTTGCATCTTCTGACTTGGTGCGTGCTTGGTAGCTATCACCGATCACCTTCATCAACTCTTCATTGGTGATCAGCTTGCTCGGCTTGATAGGCCCAACCAAATCACGCTGTAGCATCGAGTAAATAGTGAGTAGGTCGACACGCTCTTGCATGAAGAGGTATTCCATAAACGCTTTTTTGTTCTGGTTAGCAAAGCGGCGTAATTCACGGTAAGTCGTAACCGGTGCACCACCAAAGAACTGAAATTGGCGAATGTTCCAACGGCTTTTCCAAGCACTCACATTCTTCGCCATGTCTTTAACTGACTTGCCAGTTTCGTCGGACACTTCATCGTCCATCGCGAAACCGTCGATGTTTTTGGAAATGTATTTAGCGATGTAGCCTGTTGCGGTGCCTAACTCTGGGTCAATTTCACCTACATCACAACGAGCCGAGTGATCAAACTTGCCTTGTTTATCAAATAGCTCGTGCTTGTCTTCTTTCGTTGCGTAATCGACAAATATTTCTGTAACTAACTCTTTGTCCTCTGGCTTAACCCAGATAAGCAAGTGCCAGTGTGGTGTGCCATCATGATGCGGCTCTGCAACGCGAACCCCAAACCAACGGATTTCTTTACGACCTAACTTGGCACGGATTCGTTGCCATACATTGTTTAAGTACGTTTGCGCATCACGCGGACTTGCGCCGTTCCAGTGACCAATGAAACCGCCTTTCTTGTATGAGTTGTGATATTTAGCTGGCGTGGTCAGTGTTAAGAACAAGCCTTGTAAACCAAGCTCGTTGCCAATGTCTTCACAGCCACGGCAACGCACCATCAATTCATGACGACGAATCGCAGGGTTAGCCACACTCTTTTTGACCATATCCCACAAATCAGCTTCTTCACCTGTTTCTTCATCTAATAGCTGACACTGTTTAATGTATTCATAGTTCGCAGTTTGCTGCTCTTGGTGTTCACGAACACAATCCCAAGACGCATACGGCGAAGCCTTAGAAGAGACTTGACCCATTGCAATGGCTAGGTGCTCACGCATGATTTTGCGGATTTTATTAAGACGGCCACACCACCACTTCTCGCTGATCAGCTTTGAAATGTCTTGCAGTGCAGATAACTCAGATTGATCTTTGTACTTGCGAGGAGGCTTAACACCAAAAGTGTTGGTTACGAACTTAGCAACTTGCTCATAGGTGAACACCACCGCCATGGTGGTACCAAGCTCTGTCTTTGCGTGATACTTGTCGCTTTCCAATCGAATAAAGCGATCAACAATGACAGAGATTTTAAAAGCCATCTCCTTGAGTTCAGATGGCTCAAGCTCTGCAAGTAATCGACTTTTTACTGGCTTGCGATTGCGCTCTACCTTGTCAAAATCAAAGTATGCTTGCTTATTGTTAGCAAAGTCGCTTTGCTCAGTGTCGCTAAACTCTTCACTAAGCAAAGAAACCTTTTGGGTTGTCGGTAGTTTTTTGTATTTGCGTAAAACCATAAGCGCACGCTCTGCAGCTGGCCCCATGCGCTCACGCAAAAAGATGTTCGCCTCTCTTCTGCTTTTCTTTTCGAAAACTGAAATGTAACGAGTCACAAAGTACTTGGTTAGGTAATCCGGTAGATCTTTAATTCTTTCTCGCGCCCATTCGAAGTCTTCTGGGTTCGCTTCAAATAGTTTGCGTTCAGTGACACTCATGCCTTCCGGTTCACGATCAAACACCGGGCGTTCTGCCGAAATTTCTACCGTCTTAGGCTTTTGCGGATAAACGTGCAAATGCCCCCATTGCTGACAAGCGATGGAGGCTGCACGTTTTTGTTCAGTGGTAAATGTGATTTTCTCGGCCATTAAGACTTAATGCCTTCAGAAGTCCAACCGTGAATGTCTTTCAAGGTCCCTAGAACTTTTGCATTTGTTTCACCCGCCAACAGACCTTTGATAGTGTGCTGGCACCCACTACAACCACAGAAATCACCACCACATTCACACTGTTCTTCTGAGTTATGACGAGCAACTGTGAAAGGCTCAAGTTTCAAGCAGTCTTGGCAAAGTACTTGTTTTGGTTCGCTCACGCTGCCACCTCATGACCAACTGACACGATATGACTTAGTCCTTGAGGAATATCGAAGCGATTGCCGTTATCCCAAATGAACCATGCGTATTCACACGAATCTGAACCACCGCCCACAAAACGTGGCCGAGGCACAATAATTGGGCACTTTGGCGGAAAGCCGATTTCAAACCAGAAAGGAAGGCGCTTTTTCGAACCTAAGTAATTCACACGCTGCAGGTATGCCATTGTGCCGTCTGGTGCTAACTCACTTAGGCTTTTGCGAATGAATTCCTCCGTTAGTGAAAACGGAGGGTTAGTGATGATCACATCTTGCGTACCGAAATCATTTGTCAGGTAATCAATACCTTTTTCGATTTCAGCAAATGACTTTTGGCTTTGTGGCAAAGCTATCTTGTCGAAGATTGCACCAGTACCGTAACAAGGTTCTAAGAACTTGTCGGTTGGGCGAACTGTTAACTTTGATAGTAATGCGTCGACAACTTCTGGCGGCGTTGGGTAAAGCTCACGTGGTTGTACTTTTCCGGTAGTTGAACTCATGACTTATCCCTTACTTACCAATGACTGACAAGCAGTACTGTTCGAATTGAAAAAGTGCTTCATCGTCCCAACGGCCAAGATCACGCAAGGCAAGCATTTCAATAAACAGGCTGCGGTTTTTCATATCTAGGTGTGACCAATGGTGTAGCTGTGGCTTGGCGTTCTCGTTTTGATAAGAGCGGTACCAGCTCACATAGGTATGAGCGAAGAACACGCTTGCACGATCACCCTGCATTGCTTCTTTGATGTCAGCTAAAACGTCTTCTAGTGGACGGTGTGTTTGAACAGGAGTTAACTTTTTAGCGATAGCATCAAGCTGAATCACAATTTCTTCTTGCTGCGCTATGCTGCTTTTTTCAAAGCGTGCGGCAATCTGTTCAAATGACTGGTTGAATAGGTGCTCGTAGATATTGCTCATGCTTCCACCTCTGCTTTTGCTTCGGCTTCTTCACGGGCTTCAATGATCAGTTCAGTGATTTCACTTTCGATTCTTAAAAGACGCTGAATTGGGCAATCACCTGTTGGACAACCAACATAGAACCCGTCAACAAGGCTGACTTCTTCACGGTAGACAACTGGTGAAAGTGAGTATTCATCACCATCTGGTGATGCCACAGACAGTGGGCGAACACGAACAATGAATAGATTGCTGCAGCCACGGAATTGGGTGTTGATGTTTAATATGTCCGTGTTAGCCATTGCTAGCACGTTAATAGCATGAACAATGTCAAAGGCTTCTCTTTGCTTAAAGTTCTCTGCTAGTTCTTCAGCAATCACTTCAAATGAACCTGATCTCATAGCTTTTGCTAACTCAGTAAGTTGCTTCTCTTCATATGGGTTAAGAGTTACTACATATTGCTTTGGCAACAGGCTAGACAACGCAAATGAAAGACGACGGTTTTGTTCCACCATCAGTTCATTAAATGTCTGAGATTTTTCTAAATTTTGCGTTGATTGTTCTAAAACGTTTTCGGCTTGAGCCAATACTTTTTTGGCTTGTTCTAGTTCACTCATCTTCTATGCTCCTACGCTAAGACGAAAAAAAAGCCCCCATTCCTTGTGGAATACAGCAGGGGCAAAGGCTGGCTAGGTTATTAATTAACTTTGCAAATATCGGAATGTTTCAGACGGCGGACATCGCCCACTTTGCGATCAAACTTCAACACCATCTCTTTCAAAAACTGCATACCAGAACGGAGTTTTTGCAGCTCTAGGTCATCAAACGAATCAAACTCGCGGCTGTAATCTTTTGCAGGCATACCACCCGCAATAAGAATCAAACCACGGTTACGGTCACTCATTTCGTCATACATCTTGCGCAGCTTCTGACGCTTTACGCCCTTATCAAAAAGAGACTTACAAGCAGCAATGCTTTCTAGTGCGCTTGGTGTTTTGCTTTCTACGACAGGGGAATGTGTTTCATGTTGTCTAGCTAACTGGCTCATCATTACTCCTTAGGCTAAGCCTGGAATCGGTGCACCATTGGCAATGAAGTCCACGCCCATACTTAAAATTGGGGAAGCGCCAGAAGTGCGGTTTTCAATATCGTTGATAAGAAGCACAAGGTTGCCGATGCCAGCTTGTGCCTTTTGGATAAGTGATTGTTTATGAGTGCGTGATAGGCGTGGTCCATTGCCGTGTTGCAATGCCCAAGTAGACAGTTCGCCAGCATTGGCACTGTGTTTTAGAAGTCGCTCAACAATGCTTTCGGCTTCTTCTGCGTTTTCGACTGGTGCTGCCACCATATCGAGCCCAAGCAAAAGGCTATTAACGAGCGTGTAGTTGCCGCTGATTTTCGAAACCGCAACAACTTCCACTGGCTTGATTACATGACGCTGACCTGGGTTCAACTTGGCGCGAAGCAAGTCTTCGCTCATTCCCATTTCACGTGCGATGTGAGCCATGTTCTCTGAATTCGCAAATGAGCAACAAGCCTCGTCAAATGACTTTTGTCTGGACTCGCAAAAAACGGACATTGAGTTATTTGTAGCCATAACTAATACTCAATTGAAGAAGAAAGGGACGAAAACGAATGACCAGCCAATGACATTCAGCCAAAGAGGACATTTGTTTGGGTAGTTTTCTTCCCAAGACTCACTCTTAGCATCTTGCAGAGTGAGTTTGGTTTTAGGTGGGATAGCGAACTTCATACTTGTTGTGCCGCTAGCTTTTCCATGTACTTCACCATGTTGACCATAATCAGGCCCTTGGTGTCTTGTTTTGGAACTACAGGAATGTTGCCAAGGTCTTTTTGACGGTCGAATGTAGATGAAGACATGCCAGTACGACGTAAAAATTCTTTTTTTGTGCAGATAGGCGCATCAATTGCTATTTGAAGAGTTGCCATAAGTGGTATCCTACTTGTTTGAGATTGCTTGATGCTTATTGGTTGAATATGACAGCATCAATTGAATATGAGTTATTGTTGATCTCATTTGCGACCTTTTCAAGCTTATTTTAGATATTGATCGAAAATAAATTGGAATGAGGTCTGTTTTGAGATCGCAATCAACATTGCTATAGGACTGTTAGTAATGAGCCGAATCCCTGCTAAAGTGCCACCTTTTGAGTATTTAGGTGGTCGAGAATTCACTGAGAAGCTAAAAGAAGTCACAAAATGTGACAATTACAATTTGCTTGCTGACTACTTTGGAATCCCAAAATCGACCTTACTTACATGGCATTCACATAATCGAACTGGATTTGAGCTTATAGTTCGTGAGCATTTGAAATCAGGTGCATCGGTTAGATATATGGCTTTAGGAGAGGGTGAACCATTTGATGGCAAGCATGATCCTGTCGAAGGACTACAAACACACCGTCTTGTAGATGGTGCTTTAACCGATAGTGGGAAGGTATCTCTAGATTTAAGCACCCTTGACCGATTTGGATTAAAGCCATCAATCACTAAAGTAATAGAGGATGATGCGGGTATTTACTATGTTAATTCAGAATCTACCAACCCAACCTCTGGGAAGTACTTAATTGATATCGATGGCCAACTCTCAATCAACTTTGTCCAAAGACTCCCTGGACAAAAGCTTTCCATTAGCATCGGTGACAATTGTTTTGAAGCTAGCGTTAATGACGTGAAAATCTTGGGCCGCGTAGCTATGAGCATGATCAAAGAATAAAAAATGGTTAATTGGCTAGGAGTAAAACAATGAACAATAGAAAAGTTAGCATTTTGTTGGGTATTGGAATCGCTTTGATTCCCCTTGTATTTTCATGGTTCACATTAAGAAAAGGGTATTCTCGTAAATCCAAGATCATTTCATTTAGTTGGCTGTTTTTAACTTGCCTACTCGTTGGCATTTCTCCATCTAAAAACGAATCTGTAACTAACTCAAGTGATACCAATCAGGCTGTACAAGAAGTTAAGGCTGACCCACAGGAAATTATTAAAGAAAGCTCAGTTGATAATCAACCGACTACTGAACTTGAAAATCCGCTAGCAAACCTAGGTGATTGTGAATTATCTAAACTAATGCTTGATGAAACAGGGCCTTTACTGACCAAGGCTGTTTCATTTGTAGACATCGCTGACTATCGTGAGATTGCACAGTGGAGAACTACAACATTCAATTCATCTATATCTCAAATTGAAGATAAATACAGGCTCTCGCCGAAAGAGGCAAGGTCTGCAAACCGCAGCCTATCCACACAAATTCACAATGACTTTGTTAACCGTACTAGATTACTTGTTCAAGAGATCTACAACCATGTAAGAAACGGCGGTGACAAGTCTGCAATTCAAGAGCAGTGGCAAATAATAAAGAAAACTGGCGAACTTTATGCCCAGCAATGCGAGCAACCTAAAAAAGCCGAAAACACTCCCAAAGCCAAGCCAACCAAGCTACTAGTAAAGATGAGTAACACTGGTGTTTGTCATTCACCTAGCAGCTCTTGGTATAACAGAACTAAAAATTATACTGCCTATCAAAGCATCGAAAGCTGCATAGCGAATGGTGGCAGGTTGCCGAAGAAATAATGAGCGTTCGTAAATCAGAAGACGGCAATAAAAAGCCATGGATATGCGATGTTCGTCCAAATGGCCGCAACGGTAAACGCATAAGAAAACGCTTTGCCACTAAAGGTGAAGCACTTGCTTATGAGAAGTACGTTTTAAAAGAAACCGACGACAAACCGTGGTTAGGTGAAAAAAGCCAAACTCGCAGCCTATTGGATATGATTGATTTATGGCAGGAACGCCACGGCCAGTCACTAGCCCATTCAAAATACACCTATAACAAATTAAAGGTTATAGGATTAGCAATGGGTGATCCGCTTTATCAAAAAGTCACGCCTGCAATGTTCACTGACTACCGAACTCGCCGTTTGGCAGGTGAAGTCGCAGACCTTAACGGGCGAAAAGTAGCGGTAACATTTCGCACCTGCAACAACGAACAAGACTTGCTTAATGCCGTGATTGTTGAGCTGCAACGCATGGGCGAATGGAAAGGCGAAAACCCTTTGAACGCTGTTCGCCAATTCAAGCTGCATGAAACGGAAATGGAGTTTTTGACCGTTGAGGAAATGCAAACGCTTATTGCCAATGCCGAAGCGCATGAGTTCCACGACGACATGCACAAGATCATCAAACTTTGTTTGGCGACAGGTGGACGATTCCGCGAAGTATCTCGACTCACTGGCGCACAGCTAACAAAATACAAGGTCACGTTTACGCAGACGAAAGGCAAAAAGAATCGTTCGGTGCCGATCAGCCCAGAACTCTATGATGTGATTTACAAAGAGGGTTCCGGCCCATTGTTTAACATCGGTTACTCGACGGTTTACCGATTCATTGTGAGAAACGTTCCACGACTAAAACAGCAAGCGGCCCACGTTCTGCGCCATACTTTTGCGTCTTACTACATGATGAACGGTGGCAACATTATCGCTCTGCAACGAATCCTTGGTCACAGCGACATAAAACAGACCATGCGATACGCTCACCTAGCCCCCGATCACCTAGAAGATGTGGTCACAAAAAACCCTTTGGCGAACATCATGTAA